CACCACCTCCAGCCTTTTGCCCCCAGTATCGCAGGGAATCCCGCTACGGCGTTATCAGCCCCCCTACCTGGCAAGATGTATTGCCGATCTGAGATCGTGCAGTAGACGGCGATTGTGTGCGTTTTAGGATTTCGGGAACGAGTTTTTTTCTGGCCTGGTGGTGATGCGAAAAAACCCCTTGTTTTCTAGTGCCATTCGCTTCTCATGGTCGCGGTGCGTGGTGTATACTTTGGGTATGGAAACGTTTGCTCGACATCGTGTTGACTCCGCCGTCCGGCTCATTCGCTCGCGGTTTGTGAACCGCGACGATCGATTTGGCGCATACGGCTCTGATGGCCACCCGTTGACAGGCACTCGGCTGGAGGATTCCGAGATCAGGCGGCTGGTTCGCGGTGGCAATCCGATCGGCTTGCACGCCGTGTCTCGCGAGAATACCTCGAAATGGCTATGCCTCGACGTGGATAGGCACGGCGACGAGTCTCTCGAAGCTGCCCGATCGGCCCGCGATGCGATCGTTTCGCATCTTCGGTCGCGTGGATTGTCGCCGGTTTGCGAGCAGACGGGCGGTGGGTTCCACGTATGGTGCCTGTTCCCCGAGCCGATCCCGTCTGCCGAAGCCTATAATCTGGCGCAGGAGGCCCGGTCGGCGACGGACTATCCGGCTGTGGATTGTTTCCCGAACGCGCCAACCTCGGACCACACGCCGAAGCGGTGTGGCGGAGGATGGGTTCGGTTGCCTGGGCGGCATCATCGACGCGACGAATTGAGCCGGGTCAACGGCGTATCCGGCATCGACGCATGGAGACAATTTTGATGGCCACTGGATTTCCGCCCGCACCGAAAGCGATCCAGCTCGCGCGTGGCTCATGGCGTGCAAAGCATATGGCGGATACGCCCGAGCCACGCGACGGCGAGCCGGATCGGCCTCCCGGATTGTCGGATGATGCCGCTGTGCATTGGTCGCGTGTCTGCAAAGACCTCGAAGAGCTGGGCACGCTCAGACAATCGGATGGGCTATCCATCGCGATGCTATGCGAGGCCCACGTCCAATGGCGTGCGGCGGTTGACTTGTGTGGTAAGCTGAGGCGTAGCCGCAAGGCAACGACGAAAGAACGACTTGCGGCGGATCGTTCGGCTGTGCTATTGTATGGCGTCTATCGCGCGGCGTTGGCCGAGTTCGGCTTGACCCCGAGCAGTTCGACGCGGGTGCAGGCTGCGCACAAGAAACCCGAACGCAAGGGCGTCCTGAAGTATGCCGGTAGTGGCAAATCCAAGTCGGCTTGACATATCCGCCAAGTGGGTCGAGATCATCCAAGGCATCCCCGACTACGATCCCATCGCCACTGCGCCTGATGGCCATTGGTTCGATACCGAAACGGCGCAGACTTATCTCGACTTTTTTCCAGAATGTCTGACTCATGTCGAAGGCGATCGGGCGGGTGATCCGTTCATTCTCGACCCATGGGAGGCTTCAGTCGCGGCAAATATCTTCGGTTGGAAACGACCGAATGGCAAGAGACGCTATCGCGAGGTATTCATATACATACCTCGCGGTGCAGGCAAAAGCACATTCATGGCGGGATTGTCGCTTGGAATGCTTATCATCGACGGCGAACAGGGCGCGCAAATGTATCTCGCCGCGAGCGATGCGGAACAGGCGGCGCTCACTTACACAATCGCTTGTGGAATGATTGAGAATGAACCATCATTCTCTGAGCTATTGAAAGTCTATCGCGCGTTCGCGCAGCGTTCAATTGTCTATGAGAAGTTCCGATCGTCCCTCAAAGTCATATCATCCGAAGCCAAGTCGAAGCACGGATTCAGCCCGAGCCTTTACGTCATCGACGAATTGCACGCGCTCGGCGAGCTTGGCTCCGACCTCGTTGACACGCTACACACGGGCAGCCTGAAACGGTCGCAGCCCCTGGGCATCTATATCACCACGGCGGACTGGGATCGCCCGTCGATTTGCAACGAGAAGTTGGCTGAGTTCAGGGCCGTGCGCGACGGGAACGTGGACGATCCTGCCGCCTTGCCCGTGATATTCGAGACGCCGAAGACCGCCGACTGGACCGATCCTGCGGTATGGCGGGCTGTGAATCCCGGCTATGATTCCATGCCGAACATCCGCGAATACATGGAGCGGGAGTTCCTCAAAGCCAAGCGTCAGCCCCGCCTTGAGAACACCTTCAAACGCCTGCACTTGAACATGATGACCGAGCAATCTTCGCGGTGGTTGTCGATGGACGAATGGGATTCATGCCGGATCGAGTTCGATGAAGACTGGATGATCGGTCGCGAATGCGTGGCCGGGGTGGACCTCGCGAACAAGCGCGACCTATCCGCACTGGTTCTTGTGGGCAAGGATTCAGACGGCGACGGCGACTATATCTGGGCGATGCCATACTTCTGGGTGCCCATGAAGGCGGCGAAACAGCGTGACGTGGACGGTCGTGATCCGTCGCTCACGGCCTATGCCAACGCGGGATTTCTGAACCTGGTCCCCGGTGCGGCTATGGACTTCGGGCGGATGCGTGCGAAGATATGCGAACTACGGGACAAGGGTGTGAAGATTCGCGAAGTCGCCTTCGATCCCTATAATGCAGGTGAGATACAACAGCACCTAGAGGCCGAAGGCTTCGAGGTATCCGACGTGCCGCAGAACATCCGGCGGTTGAACGAGCCGTGCAAGAAGCTGGAAGTCCTGCTCGGCGACGGTCGGTTCCGCCACAACGGCCACCCGGTGCTGCGATGGAACGCGACGGTGGCGTGTGCGTGGACGGACGCGAATGCAAACGTTCGGCCCGACAAGAAGAAGGCGACCGACTCGATGGATGGAATCTCGGCATTGGTCACAGCGTTGGCGCGAGTGATCGTGCTCGAGCCGAAGAAGGCGAAGCGGTTTGGCTTTGAAAGATTATAATTGAACTGGCGAATCCTTCCCGTCTCATTGCTTGCACTCGGCCTCATTGGATGGGGTATATACAACTATGATCCGCGAGCCGTTCCGCTCGTGCTCGGTTGCCTGATTCATGCGGATCTATTCTTCGCCGGTCGGAGGGCTGCTCGATGAGTGTGGCTAATCTCATATTCAAATCGCAATCACCTGCCGACATTTCCGATCTTCGCAATCCCGCACTATGGCTCGTCAATTCGCTCGGCGGCAGACAATCTGCGAGCGGCAAGGCTGTCACGCCTGATTCCGCAATGACATTATCCGCCGTATTTGCTTCGCTGCGAAACCTTGCAGATGACATTGGCACGATGCCGATTAAGATCTATGAAGCATCGGCGGATGGTTCCAAGACCGAACGCCGCGACCATCCGGTATATCGGCTTGTCCACGATGCGCCGAATGATGAGATGACCGCTTCGGATTTCTGGTCTGCGATGGTTCACTGGACGGCTGGTTGGGGCAATGCGCTTGCCGAGATCGAGATGGATGGACGCGGCGCACCATTGGCCTTACATCCTATCCATCCCTCTCGCGTGGAATTGAAACGCGACCGCGATACCATGCGACTGTTCTATGAGATACGCGACAACCATAGCGGCGTGATCCAGCTCACGCAAGATCGCATCTTCCACCTGCGCGGATTCGGTCAAGGGTTGTGGGGCTATTCTGCGATTGCTTATGGTGCCGAGTCGATGGGCCTGGGCTTGGCATTGCAAGAGTTCGGATCATCATTCTTCTCGAATGGCATCAATACGAATGGCGTATTGGAGACGCCGGAAGAGTTGGATAAGGATTCGATCAATGCCCTGCGAAGCCAATGGATGGATACCTATTCCGGGTCCGAGAACTCATTCAAGCCGATCATAATGTACGGCGGGATGAAGTGGACTACGATCAGCGTACCACCGGAGCAGGCACAGTTCCTGGAGTCCAGGCGATTTAGCACAGAAGAGATTTCGCGTTGGTTCCGAATGCCCCAGCCGCTGATATCCGATCTGACCGAAGCGCATTACAACAACATCGGAGCACTCGATCTCGACTATGCCAAGCATACGATCAGTCCAATCACGATTCGCATCGGCCAAGAGATCAAACGTAAACTGCTGGGCGAGGGCGATTTGTTCGCCGAGCATGTTATGGAAACATTGCTCCGCGCAGATCCCAAAGCCCGCGTCGAGTTCAACCAGGGACTCTTCAAGCTCGGGGCAGTGAATCGAAACGAGATACGCAAGAAAGAGAACATGAATCCCGTACCGGGCGGCGACTTGTATTTCGTCGATGTAAACGTCAAGCCGTTGGGTGCAGACGGCAAACCGCTTCCCGATACGCCGACGGACTCGGGCACTCCGAATGATTCGCAGCCGACGCCTCCGAACGATAGCGGCTCGGGTGGTGGCGACAATACGCCGCCCGATGAAGGACAATTTCCGTTCGGTAATGAGGAGCGGAGCATCAACGCCAAGCGTGCGGTCATGCCAATCTTCGTAGACGGTTTCGAGCGTATCATCCGCATGGAGT